ATTACCGGCCCTGCAAACGCAAACGGAATAAATGCCGGGTGCTGCATTTCTGCATAAAATTTACCTTTTTGCACAGCTTCTTCCCAGCTTTTCGCCGCGATTCTATAACCAACTGCCGGTGCTGGTCCCGGTGAATCTATGTGTTCTGTCCCGCTGAACATCACATCATATTCTTTCTCGACCGCCGGTTCTTTCTCGATCAACTCTACTACGGCCAGCATCGCTTTTGTATGCGCAATCAAAATCGTTGTAGACCACCTTTTCGATCATGGTATCTTCGCTGATTCCCAGCAGCGCACCCATTTGGCTGCGGTTCAGCGGGAGCGGGAAGCCTGTCGCACAGTAGATAGCCGATGCTGTTCCAATATAAAAGTCGTCGCTCTTGATATTGTGAAAGACGTTGCACACAAGCTGTCGTTTCACCATCTTTGTAACTCCCGAAAGTTTCATATTCAAACCACCTTTCTGATAACTGCAAACGGCGCATATTCGGGGAACTGTTCATCTGCGGATTTCTCCGCTGCTTCACCGGCTGTGCGTTCCGTTTCTGCTTCAAATTTTCGACCGATGATGATGCACGGCGCAGTCACGCCAGCACCATTCCAACCGGCAACGCTGATGTAGTACCTGTTCACAAGTCCCGCACCTCCGTTACACTGTCCACTTGGATTTTCTGGTACTGCGGGTAGTACAGGGCCGCTTCTTCTTTTGCCTTGTCCGCTGCGTCAAGTGCTTTCGGTGCTTCTATACGGTACGGCAGATAGGCCGGTGTTTCCTGCCTATGGCGGTTTGCGTTGCTTGCTCTGCTGCACCGCAGCATGACTAAGTATTTCGGCATTGTCCTTTCCTCCTGTTAGTTTCGGGCATTTCCGGGCTTGAACCGGTAGGGGCCTGTCCCCATGCTCACAGAATGGAGCCGCCGCGCCGGGCGGCTCCGGTAGGAGAAAATCAGTTGATCCCGTTGATGATGGGAATACTGCCATCACCGCCAACGTATGTAGGCAGTTCGCCATTCCAGAGGGAATCGACGTTTGTGATCCGGTAGTATTCCAGCAAATTGCTATTCAGGCTGTCATTGAGGGCGCGGTTTGCTTCCGCTTTCTTTTCGGCAACGTACAGCTCCGCGTCCGCCGCAACCTTGGATTTCTCCGCTTCGGCATTGGCCGCGATCAAATCAGCGTCCGCCGTGGCCTGTGCTTCAACACGACGTTTCTCTGCATCGGTTTCCGCCTTTTCCTTTTCCTGCTGGGCCTTTACTTTGGCTTCAACGGCATCCGTAAAGGTATCGGTGAAGTCGAAGTTTGTGACGCTGATATACTGCAAGTCAATGTTGTACTCTGCCAGCACTTCCCGCAGCTTCGTGTCCATCTGTGATGCAACGGCATCCCGGTTCGAGATAAGACTGCTTGCATCGTAGTGGGCGACCACAGCCTTGACCGTTTCCTGCACACGGGGAGTAATCAGAGTGTCCTCGTACTTCTTGCCGACCGACTTGTAAATCGTCATGGCATTCTGCTGGTTGATCCGGTAGCCAACGGCAACGCTCGTGGCGACTTCCTGAATGTCAGAACTGAACGCCGATAAATCCATGTTCATTTCCTGAACACGATTATCCATCTTGACGATAGACTGCCACGGTGACTTGAACACCACACCAGCGTCCTTTGTGCCATCTTCGACTTTGCCGAACGTGGTCACAATGCCGGTGTAGCCTGTGGGGACGTAGGACACGCAGGACACACCGATCATGATAACGGCGACCACGCCGGGAATAAATGCTGCGGCCTTGCCCTCTTCGGACAGGAGCAGAACGGCCAGCGCAACCAACGCGGCCAGCACTCCGATGATGAAAAAGATCATATTTCCTCGCTTTCGCTCATGTGCTTATGTACGGGCGAAAGCTACGGTGGGATCTGACCGTGGGAGGTTCGGTTTCCACTTGATCACTTGTTCCTCCGAATCTGTTTCTTCTCTTTCAGTATTTCCGACACAAGTTCGATTAGGCTTTCCAGCTCTTGCCGTACAGCGTAAAAGCCGTATGCGTGTTTGCTTTCATAGGCATAGTTGAATATCACTGCCGCGGCGTGTTCGGACAGCCCATGCCCTACTTCTTCCCGTATTTTTTGGTATACCAGATCGTTTGCTCTGCAAAAGCCCTTGTTCTTTTCTGTGTTCAGTCGGGCTACTTCATCGTTGTATTTCTTGTTTTCTTCTTCCAACTTCTCTCGGTTCCATTTGACCGACATATTCTCGTCGAAGATATGCCCAACCTTGTACTTCTGCAAGCCGACCGGCTTACACGACATTTCATTTACTCGGTCGAACTCTCTCTGAATATCATCCCAGTCCATTGCTGCCCTCCGTGAAAATATCGGTATACTTCGTGTACACCTTTCCATTATGGAAGTAGAGGTTATAATCGCACTGGGTAATGTACCACCAGAGCTTCTTGTGATACTCCGTCAGCAAATCGTGGAGGTGGTAGGTTTCCTTGTAGTTTTCATCTACCCGCTGGCGGAAAGAAAGTTCGTTCATATTGTCGTCAACGACAAATACCACGCGGACTATCTCGCCGAACTTTCTTTTAACGTGGAGCAGATCGTCGAATTTATGGACGTGGTACACCACCCGTTCAAACCAATTAAGCGGGAAGTCTTGCACTTCCGGGCTATCCGGGAGATAGCTCGTGTGCATTTCCAACTTGACGTTTCGCCGCTCTGCCGTGTGGAAAAGACCCTCGTAGAATGACCAATGATCTTTCCAATGGGACAGCGGATCGCCACCACCAGACACCGAAACCCACTCCGGCCTTTCCTTGCAGAGCACCTTGTTGAGCGGTTCCTGTGTGCTGAAATTGTCTGTTTCGCTCATTTTCAGCCCATTGTTTCTTACGATGCACTCCGGGCAGGTGTAATGACAGCCAAAGTTCGTAATGATGCTGACATACTTTCCGGGGTTTGCGTTGACGCAGCGCATCGGCGTAATTGCTTTTTCACTTTTCATCTTGTTCACCTATTTCATTGCCCCATACGTCCCATCCGGGCGACCGCTGGCGGGCAAAAAGTTCTATCCTCGGCACGTCGCCCAGCAGTTCTACAATCCGCCGTCTTGTTTCTTCTGGCTTCTTGCTGTGTTCCTCTACTGGGGACTCTATAACTTGATGTACTGCATGGTTCTTGATCTGCGCCGCCGGTTTGAATCCGGGTGTTACTCCCAGCAGGCAAATCTCGGCGTTCGCTCGTGTATACGCTCCCATGCCCCAAAAGTTTGTGTTGCTCTTCCGGTTCTTCTTGATCCACACAAAGGCACAGGTCTTATACTTGAAGCCCCATGCTTCCATGACGCGCAGGGCGTCGGCTATCTGTGGGAATGTCGCCCACATGAAGCACACCGACCCCCCCCCGCAAGGTTTTTAACCGGCAGGGCGCATATATCATCCGTCGTCATGGTGTTATAATGCTGCGCGGCATTGCCCCGGCTCTTTGGGCCGGTTCCACACTGGCGATATGACCACGGAGGATCAGCATAGATCACGGCGTATTTTTTATCTGGCAAATTCATTTGTTTTTCCTCTGGTAGCAGGTGGCACTCCGCAGGATGCAGGTCGTGTCCGCGATCACCGCTTTGTCGTCCCAGTATTCATCTGCGCCAACTTTTCGGGAATCGCTGCCCCACGCTTCGATCCACTCCGGCAAGCTCTGGTTCACGGCATCAAAGTTCAGACCCCACTCTTTGCAGGCTGCAATAGCCGCGTCCAGTTCCTTGCCCGCCCTGCAAGTCCACAGGATCAGACCAGCACCCGCCGCTTGTTCTTTCTTGGCTTCCTCGATAACGTGCCAGTTTGGTTCCCCGATCTCCGGGTATTTGCTCTGACAAATGCACCCATCAAAATCAATGGCTATCGCCCTGCGCATTTCGTCCACCCTTTCTTTTTCTGTTCAGTTCAGCAAGGTACTGCTTCCGAACATGGATTGCGATGTGCTGCGGCAAGTAATTGCGGTAAATCTGCGCACAGCCCTGAAACTTGTAGGCGTTGTGCGCAATGAGCATAATCTTGATCTTGAACATTTCGGCTCGCCCGATCACGCCCGCACGATATGCCCTTTCCATTGTTGCTGCAATAGTTTCTTCTTTTGTCATTCCGCTCACCCTCCAAGTTTCGGGTCGGGGCATTCCCATTTGTAGTCCTTAAATTGAATCAGTCGATATGTTGCAATTTCGCCCTCTACGATCTCGATTTCCTTGTTGAACTCCATGCCCATTTCGTAGCCATACACTCTAAAATCCAAGTTGTACTTTTTGGACATTTCAATATAGGGCTGCTCTTCGATATTCCATGCAGCTTTCATGTTCACAACGAGGATCGACTTCTTGCCCTCTTCGCATAAGTCCACATACTCGCCTTTTTCTACGAAGTTTCTTCTCGTCCCCTCGATATGAGCACTCTTGTCTACATACAGGTACATTTCTTCGCTGTCGGGGTCGCGCTCAAATCTGACAGCACCCTTTACAAGCTCCGTGTGTGCGCCGTCGCCCAGCCAGTTCGTAGTGTAGCAATGCAGACATTCCTCCACCCACCGCTTAATGTCTTCCGGCTTTCCGCGGATTTTCAGTTTTCCCTCTACCCAGTTCGGCATGATTCATTCTCCTTTCAAAATCCACACCTGATGCTCACCGTACCCGCTCCACGCCAGTGCGTTCTCATGGGTATCAACTGCAACATCAATGTGCGTTCCCTGCACTCCCGCGCCCTTGTCCTGCACAATGCGGATTCCTACCCCCTCAATGTACAAAACCGTGCCATACGGAAAGATCGTCTGATCCGCCGCCACGGTTACGCCCGCCTGTATCGGCTGGCCGCTGGCTGTGATTCCGTGACCCTCTCCGCAGATATGCGGGTATTGCTCTGTGCAGTAAGCCGTGCAGAAAAACACTCCTGCATCTTCCAGCTCAACTTTCCCATCGGCCAGAGCATCAAGGCGAAGCTGCATAGAATCTATAACCTCTTCGTCCTCTACTGCCCGGTCGATCCAGTGCTGCGCCCGGCTTGCATAAATGTCCCGCTGCGTTTCAAGGTCAGCGATCCGGCTTTTTAGCGCACCAGCCTTTGCGCAGTTGATGATTTCAGCGGCGCAGACCAGAGCCAGAATCGCTTTATCTCTTCTCGTCACTGTTCCACCTCTTTGGATTTGATCGCCAGCCACCACAGCGCGGCATGAAGCGCATACTTCGGGCAAGCCTGAACCGTTGCCATGCCTGCCACGATCGGAATTGCTTCTTCGATTTCCTCTTTCTTCGGCATCGACGCAAGATCAAACCTCGCCCGTGCCACCTTTTCCAGAACCCTGATTGCATCAACGTACAGCACGTTCTCAACCTCCTATTTGATTTTTTCTATCCTTGTCACGGTAATCTTTTCATACTCGTGGCGGTGGAACTTTTGGATTTTGCGGCTGGCGTTGTACTCTGCTTCGCTCTCACCCCAGCCGTTGACGCGAATCGTGTGTACATCCGTTTCGTCAGCGGTGCAGCAGACGACAACCACCTTGTACCTCTGCATCTACTTTCCTTTCTGTGTTACAATGTTCGGGCCTCGGTCAATCATCGGACTTCCGTCTGCACGAGCGGTCAGCGTTCTTGCTACCGTATCCCCGGCATTTGCAAAGGCCGTGTCCGGTACATCGCCAACGCTATACGCTACTGCGTGTTCGTGTCCTTTTGTTATCGTATACTGCGGGTCGCCATCGTTGCCGATACCAAGCCCCGTTCCTCGACCAAGGGCTTTGTACCGCGTCGCAAGCATTGTGTTTATTGGGAAGCACCCGTGGCTTTCAAAAAGCGTTTGGTCTTGATGGGTTGCCAGCGTTGCGGAAAGTTCTTCTTGCACAAGTGCGCCCTTTCCGCCGCCCTCACATCCTCCACGGATTTTCATGGTGTATGCTGCTGCCCCCCCCCGCGCTGGGTTTTGATGCCACCATTCGATCATGCCATGAATAGCAGTCAGCAGTAAGTCCTGCAACTTCCCCCCCCTGCGGTATGCACGGGTCAAAATTCCATTGAGTGCCTTTTCGCTCAAAAACGACCACTCCGGCGGATTCTCCACAAGTATCGCAGATAGCATATATTCTTCGCCTGCGCTGGGGTACTCCCCAAAATTGCGCGTTGACGATTCGATAGGCAACAGCTCCGTAATTTGCGAAGTTCCTCCACTTTCCGTGCTGCCGAATAAACTTAGCTGCTCCACCTCCGGTAAACTCTCTAAGACCGAGCAGTTCATTGAGGACAACTTCAAAATCTTCACCTCCGTTCGATGAAAGTGCGCCCGGCACGTTTTCCCAGATCACAAAGCGCGGGTATCTTCCGTTAGTTGCTGCCAGCATTTCCCGGATGATCCGTATTGCTTCTCTGAACAGACCGGACCTTTCTCCCTTCAAACCGGCGCGTTTCCCTGCAATGCTCAAGTCCTGACAGGGTGAACCGAACGTGATAATATCCACCGGCTCGATTTTCGACCCTTTTATTTCCGTTACACTGCCCAAATGCTTCATGTTCGGCAGATGGGTTCTTGTCACCGCAATCGGGTAAGGTTCTACTTCACTCGCCCAGACCGGATGACCACCGCACATGGCGGCGCACAGCGGCATTGTTCCGCTTCCGTCAAACAGGCTTCCCAGCTTCACCTCATGCGGTGGCTTTCCAAGCTCGCGGAATGCGTTCTGGACAAAGAAAATGGCATTCGGCAACGCCATTCCATTTCCCCACATCGCATATTCTGCCGCCAAACTGTGCAGCCC